TAAGGCCCTGCAGGCTGCGGACTAGGCCGCGATTGCGTATTGGCTGGCGAGAGCCTTTAATGCCTTTTGTTTCAGTGCGTCACCCGCACCCAATTGGGTGCTAGCGAACCGGGCACCGCGTGCGCCATCGTTTTCCGTGTCGCGAACGGTAGCGGCATGGTCTACGTAGTACGTTACGGCATTTAATAGGCCGTAAGCCGTGCCATCAGCACTCGCAAGGTTAGCGCCGGGGCTTTTCCGGTAGGCCGTCACAAGGGCGCGCAGATTGTTTTCGGCCTTAGTGCTCACAATTTTTGAGCCCTTGCCGTCCACCTTCCCAATGTCCGCCGGGTTGATGTCAAGCAAACCAGCTAAAAAGTCTAGCGCGGTTTTGTTGTCCACCTTGATTCTGGCCAGTGCGTGCCACTGTTCGCTAGTAATGCGGTGCTGTTCACCCAAAAGGCCAAAGGCCCGCGCCAGTCCCGCGCTATCGAATTGCGTCGAGTGTTTGTTTTTGTAGCCCTTTTCGAGCGCATCCCGGTCAACCATTCGCATCGTGTTGGCGCAGACTTGACGCACGGTAGTCGCTACTAGATCAGTAGCGCGTGAGCCATCAAAACTAGTCTGCAATCGAATGTAACCCGCGACCTTATCGGAACCCGGCAGGATGAAGTCATAATCCGAATTGAGCTTCGCCATACACCACACGATGCGCCCGCCGCGAACCGCGCCCGCCGTTTCAATCTGTAGCCCATTGTCACTCAGGAAGTCTGCGAAAAACTCCATGATTTCGCGCGGCTGGTGGACGTTGTAACGATTCTCAGAGACCACGCCCAAGGCCGCACCCGTGTCGCTACGGTAGAGCACAGACTGATTTTCAAAGCTCATGGCCCGCCCGTCGCTGGTGTTATAGATGACGGGGGCGCGGTTTGCATTCCAATTAAGTCCAGCCTTTTGGGTGATGGTGTCGATACTGTCGCCGCGTTCGATGGATTGTCCAAGGCCGTGCCAAGCTGAGGCCGCGCCGCCTACCGCCGCGAATGCATAAATGCCGGTGCTGTTGTCGATTTCATGTGCCATTGTCTTAACCTCTTTTGAGTGTTGATTGTGTCGCCGTCAATTGACGGCATAGGAATATTAATTCAGCGCAAGCCGATTGTGCAAACACATTTTGCGCTGTCCATCATGCGGTTACTTTTGAGCCTTTGGGTCGACTCATTATGTAACGTGGCGAGCAGGTACCATCGGGGGCCGGTAGGCTGATCGGCAATAGACGCAAACGGGGGGCGGGCGGGCGCACGTTTTTGACGGGGGGGGGTAGGGTCCCATCTGCGGTATTCACCCTCCGGGTCCCCCGCTACTTTTTGCAACGCTACCGACTTGTGTTATTCTCGTTACATGCTTTATACCGGCGCGGGGCCCCTACCCCAACACACTTACTGTTATGTGGAGCCTCATACCTTTGGCAACGCTGAGTGGCTACGGGTAGCGTGGTTTGGGTTGGTATCTCATCCCGGCAGGACTTGGGGCTGTCATGTGATGTTGGAGTGCGGGGCGGTGTACCGGAACGTACCGTTTCACAAACTTGCACACAAACCCACAGGGACCCCTTGGGACCCCAGCGACGCTCAGACATGGGATTGTTACGGCATTCATTTCAGCGCGACCGAGTATCCGTTTTTGGAAGGGACCCGTATTCGCACTCGGCTACGATCCAAGCAGGAGCACATAGGGACGTACATGTTCACGGTGATTCCGATGTTGGATGGCTTTAGTGCGGAGCCTGAGCAGAGCAAGGAGTTTTACTTCATCAAACTAGACAACGGGCGTTTTACGGCGCAACCTACGAATCATTTGTTGGTACAGGACAAGTCGTTTATTACCGAGTCGTCTTGGCCCAAGTTAAGTCGTCAAACTAGCATTTGGAGTGTTGACCATGGCAGCGAAGAGTAAGGTAAACGCGGCGGGCAATTACACGAAGCCTGAGATGCGCAAGAAGTTGTTCAACGAGATCAAGGCGAGTGCCACTCAGGGCACGGCAGCGGGGCAATGGTCAGCTCGCAAAGCTCAGTTACTGGCTAAGCGGTACAAGGAAAAGGGCGGCGGATACAGGGATTAACCATGAAACCCTCACAAAAGTCACTTAAAGACTGGACCGCTCAAGAGTGGCGAACCAAATCTGGCAAGCCCTCATCGAAGACGGGCGAGCGTTATCTTCCGAAGGCGGCGATTGATTCGCTTTCCCCGCAGGAGTATGCGTCTACGACGAGGGCCAAGCGTGAGGGCAAGGCCAAGGGCAAGCAATTTGTAGCGCAGCCCTCAAAGATTGCCAAGAAGACTGCGCGTTTCCGTTAAGTATGAGCCAACCGGCCACGAAACCGGCCATGCAGAAGCCGTTGACGCAGAAGGAGCTGATTAAGAAGCTCAACGAGTTATCTGTTGAGGACTTAGAGGCTCTCCTCGCGCACACCAAATGGGAGCAGTCTCGGCACAAGCATCAGGTTCCTCCGGGCGGCTTATGGACGGTGTGGTTGATGTTAGCGGGTCGTGGTGCGGGCAAGACTCGTGCGGCGGCGGAGTGGACTTGGTGGGAGGCGTATCAGAATCCTGAGACTCGTTGGTTGGTGTGTGCGCCGACTTCTGCGGACATTAGAGACACTTGTTTTGAGGGTGATTCGGGGTTAATTAGTGTCATTCCGGAGAAGTTGGTCAAGGAGTACAACCGTTCGCTTTCGGAAATCATTTTGGTTAACGGGTCGCTCATCAAGGGCATATCGGCGGAGACGCCGGATCGGTTGCGTGGTGGTCAGTGGCATGGTGCGTGGACGGACGAGTTAGCGGCGTGGCAATACGACCAAGAGGCGTGGGACATGATTATGTTTGCGCTTCGATTGGGCAAGCATCCGCGTATTGTGGCGACGACGACACCGAAGCCGAAGGCATTGATTCGGGATTTGATTGAGCGTGACGGGGCGGATGTTCACGTTACGAGGGCATCGACTTACGAAAACATTGCCAATTTGGCTCCGACGTTCCAGCAGCAGTTGTTGAAGTTTGAGGGTACGACGCTTGGTCGGCAGGAGATTCACGCTGAGGTATTGAATCCTGAGGATCAGGGGATTATTCGGCGTTCTTGGGTGAATTTGTGGCCAGCGAAGAAGCCGTTGCCGGTGTTGGAGCACATAGTGATGTCGTTGGACACGGCATTTACGGAGCAGACGCGGGACAAGAAGACTTCTGACGCGGACCCGAGTGCGTGTGTGGTGTTGGGATTATTCCATCAGGACGACAAGCCGAACATTATCTTGCTGGATTGTTGGGAAGATCGGTTAGGGATGCCTGATTTGATCAAGCGGATTCATCGGGAGCGTGAAGTTTATTACGGTGGGGAGGAGCAGCGGCCTGTAATTCGTCCTTTGGTGGGTCCGAACCGTACTCAGGGCTTTGGTCGGCGTCCGGACACGATTGTGATTGAGGACAAGGGCAGCGGAATCAGTCTTCGGCAGTTATTGACTCGCGAGGGCATCATTGCGCATGCGTACAACCCCGGAAAGGCGTCGAAATTGACTCGTTTGCACATGGTTTCTCATCTTTTTGCGAGTGGGATGGTGTGGTTTGTGGAGTCTGAGAAGCGCAGGGGGCAGGCTAGGAGCTGGGCGGAGCCGCTTTTGTATCAATTGTGTGCATTTTCGGGTGAGGGAAGCATTCGACACGACGATTTGATGGATGCGTGCACACAGGGATTACGTTTCTTGGCTGACAGGGATATGATAAGTGTGAGCAAACCCAAGCCGTTGCAACCGAGGCTGATTGTGAACGAGCGGCCAAGAGGAAACCCGTATGGCGTCTGACAGTGAAAACACGATTAAGGGTGCCCAAGAGGAATTGGGCGAGATGTTTGAGCTGCCCGAGGAGGCAGCGGAGGTTGAGGACACTGAGGACGGCGGTGCGATAGTCATTCTTGAAGAAGAGTCTGTTGTTTCTGTCAAGGAGATGGAGTTTTACGCCAATTTGGCTGAAGAGTTGCCCGAAGGCGACATGGATGAGTTGGCGCAGAGCTTGGTGGGGTTGATTTCAAAGGACAAGGAAGCGCGAAAGAAGCGCGACGAGCAGTATGAAGAGGGGATTCGACGGACGGGACTTGGAGATGATGCACCGGGCGGCGCTTCGTTTCAGGGTGCAAGTCGAGTTGTGCACCCCATGCTCACGGAAGTCTGCGTGGACTTCTCTGCCCGCGCTATTAAGGAGATTTTCCCTGCTGAGGGGCCTGCGAAAGATCACATTGTTGGGGAAGACACGGCTGAAAAGGTAGCCAAGGCGCAGCGTAAGACGCGGTATTTGAACTGGCAGTTGACCCAGCAGATGCCGGAGTTTCGGGCCGAGTTGGAGCAGTTGCTCACTCAGGTTCCGCTTGGTGGCGCACAGTATTTGAAACTTTCTTACGACGCGAACAAGAAGCGTCCGGTGCCTCTTTTCATTGGCATCGATGACATTTACCTGCCGTATGCGGCAACGAACTTTTATTCTGCCGAGCGCAAGACTCACGTTCAGTATGTGACGGAGATTGAGTATCTCCAGCGCGTGCGTTCTGGGATGTACCGGGATGTGGAGTTAGCGCCGACGACGGCTGACCCTGATGTATCGCGCAGTGAGAAGGCGAACAACAAGATTGAGGGTCGTGACGACGGGGCGTATGACGTTGACGGGTTGCGAACGATTTTTGAGGTTTACGCGATTGCGGACCTTGAAGAAGAGTATGGGTTAGCGCCGTACATCATTTCGATTGACAAATCGACCGGCAAAGTTTTGAGCATTTACCGCAACTGGCAGGAGAGCGATCCTACTTTTGAGGAGATGCAGTGGATCATTGAGTTCCCGTTTGTGCCGTGGCGTGGTGCGTATCCGATTGGCATCCCGCAGATGATTGGCGGCATTTCGGCAGCGGCTACGGGTGCTTTGCGTGCGTTGCTTGACAGTGCACACATTGCGAACTTCCCCGGCATGTTGAAGTTGAAGGGTGGCCGCGAGGGTGGTCAGTCTGAGCGCATTGATCCGACTGAGGTGAAGGAGATTGAGGGTGGTGCGTTCAGTGACGATATTCGCAAGATTGCGATGCCGTTGCCGTTCAACCAGCCTTCGGAGACGTTGTTCCGGTTGCTTGGCTTTTTGATTGATGCGGGTAAGGGCGTTGTTCGCACTACCTTGGAGGACATTGCCGACAATCAGGGCAACATGCCGGTTGGCACCCAGTTGGCGCGAATTGAGCAGGGCATGATTGTATTCAATGCAATTCACGCTCGGCTGCACGATGCGATGGGTCGCACGCTGAAGGTTCTGCATCGTATCAATGCGATGTATTTGGAGAACGAGGAGGTCAAGGACGAGACTGGCGAGTTGCTGGTCAAGCGGTCTGACTTCTTGGGCCCGATGGATGTGGTTCCGGTTTCGGACCCCAACATTTTCTCTGAAGCGCAGCGATTTGCTCAGGTTCAGGCGCTTAGTCAGCGTGCAGCGGCTCTTCCGCAGGTTTACAACATTCGCAAGGTTGAAGAGCGCATTTTGAAGCAGTTGCGCATTCCGAATGTTAAGGAGTTGCTGATACCTGCTCCTGAGCCCAAGGAGATGAATGCGGTCAACGAGAACGTGGCTGCGTCTTTGGGTCGTCCGATTACTGCATTTCCGGAGCAGGATCATCTTGCGCACTTGCAGGTGCATTTGGACTACCTGACTTCTCCGATTCTGGGCAGTTCGATGTTGATGGCCCCGCAGTTTATTCCGTTGGTTTTGAATCACATCAAGGAACACATTGCGCTGTGGTATGCCACGCATATTTTTGAGGTGGCTTCTTCGGCTGCGGGTCAAGACATCAGCGAGTTCCAGAAGATCAAGAGCACGGAAGTGAAGAAGGAGTTGGATCAGCTTCTGGCGGCGACGAGTCAGCGTGTTGTTCCGGATGCGGCGCGGGCCTTTGGTGCTATTCCGCAGATCGTTCAGCAGGCTGTTGGCATGTTGCAGCAGTTGCAGGGCATGAGCGCCCCGCAGGATCCGAAGGTACAGGCTCAGATGGCCGAAGTGCAGCGCAAGGCGTCGGCAGATCAAGCCAATATCGCGGTCAAGCAGGCCGAGTTGCAGTTGGCGCAGGCCAAGTTGCAGCGTGAGGTTCAGGACTCTGCCCAGCGTCAAGAGACGAATATGCAGCGCGAGATGGTCAAGCAGGACCGGCTGGATAAGCGTCAGGCGGCGGAACTTGAGGTCAAGTTGGTTACGAACCGTGAGGACAACGATACGGCGAAGCAGATTGCCGCGATGGAAACGATCACGGGTGAGAAGGTTGGGGTTTCGACGGGTACAGGCATTAATCCTTAAGAGGTGATTTATGGCAAACGACTATATGAACCAGCACAAGATGATGGCCATGGGTGTCAACGTGTCTGGTCAGAAGATGGTGAATGGTAGCCCTAAGAAGGGCATGGACATGGGTCCGAAGGGGGTAAAGGGCGACCCCAAGGCAACGCCCGCATTGATGAGTCAGGGGAAGAAAAACGCATGATTGAAAGATTGATAGACGAGTTGGAGTTGGCCAAGGCTCGCGTTGCACACGACGCGATGAAGCGGCAACTAGATGGTAAGGATGCTCGTTTTGAATATGGCAAGGCAGTGGGCACTTACGCCGGGTTGCAGGCCGCAATTAACTACATCAATAGTCTTCTCACAGAGCAGGAAGAAGACGAAGAGGATTTTTAAATGACTTCTAATGAGGCTTTTCCTAGTGTAGAGCCGGGTTTGATTCCTTTTGGATCTCGCGTACTGGTGCAGATTCGTACCGCCAAGAAAACGTCTGAAGGCGGCATTATTTTGCACACTGAAACCCGTGAGACTGAGGTTTGGAACACTCAGATTGCCAAAGTGATCACGCTTGGTCCGTTGGCGTTTAAGAACCGCAATACGATGGAATCGTGGCCGGAAGGGTCATGGTGCAAGCCGGGGGAATTTGTACGAGTTCCTAAGTACGGCGGAGATCGTTGGAAGGTGCCGTTTGGCAAAGACGGGCAAGAGGAAGCTCTGTTCGTTATTTTCAACGATTTGGACATCGTAGGCGGGGTGGTAGGCGATCCGCTTGCCATCAAGGCT